AATTAAAGCCTAGTTCTCTAAAGAACTTGGCATAGTGTCTTTCTGCAGTACTGCCCTTTCTTTTGTTTGTTGCTCCAATTCCCATATAAGATTTTTAAGGATTAATAATAAAAAACTTAAATACCTTAAGAACTACTCTGTATCGTCAACAAGCTCTATCATTGATTGTCTGTTAGTCTCATATCTAACTGCTTCTCTCATTCTTTCAACAATAGAGCCTGCAGGATGAGGATGAGGCATTGATAATTGAAAAGCAGCTTCAGCTCTAAGAGCTTCTTGAAACTGCTCTGCTGCTACTTGACTCATATACATAGTTACATTTCTTTCAGAACCTGTATGGGCAGCTTCTTCATGTCTTTGCATCTCTTCTTCATCTTCATCTTGCTCATCTCCCCAATAAAAATCTTCTCCATAATTTTCATCATCATCAAATTCATCATCTGAAGATTCTAAAGATTCTGAAGGTATATCAAATTGGGCAGCTTCAGCTTCTAATTCAGCAAGTTCTCTTGCTTCTGCTGACAATTCTGCAATGCTACCAGTCACATTGTGAGTAGTATACAGATTTTGTATAACAGGAGTAGAGCTATTGTCAAACAACATAGCTTCTTCTTCTACAGAAAGTTCTTCTTCATGTGCCAATACTATAGGTTCAAACTCTTTCTCAACAAAGGTGTCCTCTCCTTCATTATGTAAAAAGTTTGGCAGTACTTGCTCCATGTAGGCTTCTAATTGTGTCAAAGACTTAGTCTTTTTGACTTCAAATAATCTTGCAAAGGTATTCTTCTCTATTTCTAGGGAGGTAATTGTTCTTACCTCTATACCTTTTTCGTAGCAAGTTTGTAATATTTCTTTTTGAAGTCTCCTATTTAAAGGAGTTAGACTAGGGTCAGTGAAAAAAGAAGTGGAATAAAATAAAACGTAATTGTTGTAGGAGAAAGTATCAGATCTAAAGTCAGAGAACCTAGATACTGATTCATTTAAGAAAGCTTCCTTTTTCATAGCACATACCATTAGAGGTACTCCTGCTTCTGAAAAGAAAACTCCTTTTGCTATAAAAAATCTTTTGCCATTGATTTCAATCCTTCTTGTACTCCAAGCCATCTCAAAAGCATCTCTAATATTCTTAAGAGTATTAGGCTTAGTAATGAACTTGTCAATAGAAGGCTTAAAATAACAAAGAAAACCTTCCTTTTCTACCATATTGTTTATGGAAGATAAAGGAATGTACTCATTAGCAATGACAGGAGTCATGTCAAATTCAGAGAAAACAAAGCTCCCTATAGTTTGAACAGTTATTCTCATAACTCAGATTGTGTGAAGTTCATAGGAACTACAAACTCATAATAGAATGGGACTTCTCTGAGAGTCTCACCTAAATAAACATTGGTAATGTGATTGGTAAAGAATGCTGACATAAGAGAACCTATCATAGCAGCAGTATGAGAAGTTTGCTTCATTGTACATGGAGCTTCTTCTACAGCACTGTCATGAAACAGATGCTCTCTTTCATACTTATCAGCATTTTCAGGAGTAACACAGAATATCTGTAGTTGCTCTATTTCCAATCTGCCATCTATAAATATGGCTGTAACTCCTTCTGGACAACCTGCCCAGGACTGTTTCCAGTTCATAAACAAAGTTCTTCTAGCTTCCATATTGTCAAAAGCAGAAAAACTATAGTAATGATGAGGAGTTACTGATGTAATTCTTTCATTGAAAGTAGATATTCTGTTCCCACAGAAGTTTTGTACTATCCTTTGAATTGCAACTACTTTAGAACTACCAATGTCTGCTTGTTGAAATAGCTGACCACCTAAATTGTGGTCTTCAACTGTATCAAAGTCATAAATATTGACTTTAAAACCTATCTTAGTTAAGAAAAAACATAACCAAGAACCAATACCACCAGCTCCACCTACTAAACAAAGTTCATTGTTTTTAGGAAACCATGGGGCATCTTTAAATCTACTTTGCTGACTTGTGTCTTGTGGTCTCATTTTCTATGAATTTGTTAATCATTGATGTAATAGTTCTAAGAGTTAACCTAATTTCAGGGTACAACATCACAATATCTTCTAGTAAGTCTAGAGTTTCATGTGTGTATTGTACAAAATCAGCCTCTTTTGCATCAGGAAAGTGCTTTGCAAAGGTTTTAGCATAGTCATTGATTACACTTTTTGCTAGTTCTTGAGGTGTTAACTCATACTCAGCTAAAATATCAAGAACATCTTCAATGGTTTCCTCATCTTCAGGATTTCCATTGGTATAACTAAACAAATCTTTGGCAAAATTGTAGATAGATATGGCTTTTAAGTCATGCTCTACCAAATCATCTAGTTCTGCTTGAGGAATATAAGGACTATTCCAATCATCAAACAGAGTAGGATTAGAAAAGGAATCATTCCATCTCTTAATCTCCTTCTCATCTTTCCTAGTCCAGCCTTTACCCAATTGGTTTTGAGTAGCAGGTTGACTGGGAAACTTTTTCACAGGTTTAGGCTCCATGATTTTAGCAACTTGTGCTTGAAATTGTTCTGTAATTATGACTGTCTCTAAAGGAGTAATCATTTCACAGTCATAGATAAACAACTTTTGAGTGTTAACTTCAAAGTCTTGTTTTTCAATGATGTAATCATGGCCTTGTACATTTTTAGCTGTATAAGGAACCTGTTTAATATCTTTCTTAGCTTCTCCTATAAAAGCAACTTTAGCTAGGAAATCCATAGCATTATTTACAATCAAGGACAAGTAGAAATTATGTGCTGGAGCATTGTCATTTAACTCTGCCATATCAGTTCCGGAGAAGAAAACTCCCATACTGTTGTGACTATGAATATGACCTAACTTCCAAGTACATCTCTCTTCAAAATCTTCTTCAATGAAATCCATAAATCTTTCATCAAGATTGTATTCAGTATAAGCTGCTGAACCCATATCTAATGGAAGGATTGTCTTCAAAGTAATCTTGAAACTTTCAGGTTTTTCAATACTACCTTCTGTAGTATAAAATAGAGCACCTGACCACTCTACTTTAGAAATTAATTTACACAGATACTGTATCTGATGCAACACCTCTATTGGCATTGTTACGGGTATGATTGAGGATAGTTGTACTCTTGACAACTGCCTTTTCATAGATTCTTGACTCAAGTTTTCTAAGGACATTTTCTAAAAATTTAGGATAAACAATATAATCATCAATTGAGACAGAGTTTTCACTTCTCTTGTCTTCTTTAACTATTTTAGCATAGATTTTTCTTCCTCTAAAAATAGTGTATTCATCTGTTGCATTAATCTTATTCATTGTTTTTGCAACAGCTCCTTGTGGTTTCATCTGTAGATAAGTATCAAAAGTATTTGGTGTTCTAGTAACTAAGATTGTCTTAGCTACACTAAAAGTAAACTCTTTTAAAACTATCTTTTTGATAAAGTCAGATGCCCTTAAATTAGGGTGTATTCTGTAAATACCCTCAGCAACATAGAAATCTACATCTAAAGGTATTTTTTCTTGCATAATCCAATCTACTAGACTCTTCTCATAAGCTGCATTACTATTCATAACTCTGTTAGAGTTAGCATTGTTGACTACTTCCATTCTAATAAAAGGAACACCCTCTAAAGATTCCCAAGTAATCATACTATCTACACAAAACAAGAATAACTCATATCTATCAAAATCCATTTGAACTTCAAATTCAGCCATCATTAGACTAACATCAGTATCAGAACCAATACAGAAATAGCTACAATAGAAAGGATTATCTCTCCAACTACCATGACTACTTAAGTGACTTTGTTGATAACTAGAAGAAATTTCTAGATCAGTTTTAGAGAATCTACCACCCTCTAACTTATAAGGATGTATTGAACCATTAGTAAACTTAAAGCTATGATATACAAATAAGTCTCTTATTTCATGGCATCTACCTTTACTGTTAGTAATAGTAAATTTTGGATAAAGAACCTTAAAGTAAGGCATAAAATACCCAGCTTGTTGGTCATAATGAAAACCTAAATCAGCTTCTCCTTTGTACTTTGCTTCAAACAGGTCTAGAATTGCAAAAAATTGAGACTTAATTAAGTCTTTTTGAACTCCAGAAGCACCTCTAATTTGAATAATCTCTTTATCAAACAGCTTCCCTAAGAAATTTTTGTTCTTATGAGTGCCTAACAGAGTTGCATTATTTAGAATAGTCTTAATAGGATTTTGATCAAGGTTGTTGTCTTTTATACTTCTTGACATAATAAAAAAAATTAAAGGGCTTACATTACATAAGCCCTTAATTAATACTAGTAACCCATTTCTCTAGCTTCTCTTCTGACAGCTTCTTCCTCAGTTTCTTTTCTAAGAGTAGGTTCAGCAACTTCATCAAGAAGTCTATCTAAATGTTTGTGAGCCTTAGCATAAGAAGGATAATCTTCTAAAGAAGAAATCAAATTGATAGCTGCCTGAACTCTTCCAGACCTTGACACAGGCTCTCCAACTGATGTGCTTTTAGTTTCACAAGCTTTCTCAGCTTTAGCTTTTGGAGCTTTCTCTTGAACTAAAGCTGCAGTTGCAGCAGTTGGAGTAGCTTTTAGACCATCACAATACTTAGCTACCAAATCCTGTACTACAGGAGTTGATAACTGAGTTACATTTTTACCATCAATGGTAAACTTTGCCTTGTCTTCAGGACTAACAGCTAAGTGAGCTTTGATAATAGCAAAACATTGCTTTCTATCATAAGCACCTGACTTAGTTTGCTTTGGTCTCAAGAATAATCTGAAGGCAGTTGTTGGTAATACAGCCAAATCATTTACCAAGTCAGACTTGTTAATGTTTTCAGCTGCTAGTAATGAACTTAAATCAAAGCCTTCATTTCTTACAAGGGGTTGTAATTCTCCCCAAGTAGTTGCAGAAGTCATAATTTTTTTCATTTGGCCACCTCTAGTAGCATAGATAGTTATCTCTCTTTCAGAGATACCTGGAGTTTGTACATCACTCATGGTTTTAATTTTTAAAAATTAATTAATTCAGTTTTTCCTCTCTTCTTTAAGAGGACATTGATGTGAGCCAGGTTAATATATATCCCTTTGAACACATAGTTGTAATCTACATTAACAGGAATTTGATGAATTGTTTCATCATCATATTTCATCACATTAAAAATGGTTTTAGCAGGTAGATTAGCTGTATATCCCTGTGATTTGGTTGTTGGCATAAGCCAAATGCAAGGATTACTCCTAGCAATAAAATAGATAACCTTTTTAATGAAGGGTTCCCAATATTCACTATGGTCTGTGGTTGCCCCATAAGTTAGGGACATTCTCAAGAAGAAAAGGCCTTCTTGTACTATAGGAGAAGCTTCTTCTCTAGCTATTAGCACAACCTTAATCTCTGATACAGGCATAGAAAAAACCCTGAAGACTTCATCAGCTTCAGGGTAATATTTTTCTTTGAGTAACACTTCATTTTTGAAGTAAAGGAAAGTATCTGTGTTGAATTCACTCAGGAGAGGTCTCCAAGAATGATGAATTAATTTAAAATTCATAGTGTGAAATCTTTTAAGAATTGATGAAAATACTGCTTATCTTTAGCAATACAGTCAGATGGGTCTTTGATACCTACAGTTAACCCTCTTTCAGGTAACCATAGATTTTTTGCTTTACCTGGAAATACAGTATTAATATGAGTTTTGACTTTTTCAGAAGCCACAATACCAGGTTGATCATTATCAAACCATACAATGACATTAACAAAATGTTTAACCAACTGATTTAAGATTAAATCATTGGGCATCATACCTTCATTCTGAAACCAAACCACATTTTTACCATTATTCTTCAGTACTCTATAATCCTTATAACCTTTAGTAATAATCAACTCCTTACCATAAGTCAACAATGAAGTAATGCCACCTACATCATCTTTGTTGCAATTAGTTAGAAATCTCCTTTTACCTTCTCTCATAGGGAAATAGATTTTCTTCCTTGATTCAGGAAATTCATTGTAACTGTATGCAAGGTCTTTGCAATCAATAACATGGCTTCCTGTTTTGGTGTTTAAAGCAAATAGTCTTTGAACTGGAAATACTCTATCTTCAATAAGATGCTTTTTCTTAATGTCATATTGAGACCAAAATTGAGCATCTGCAGTATTGAAAGGTCTTGCTTCTATAAGAAGTTTAACTTTTTGTCTGTCAACCTTTTTAGTTTCCTCTCTAACTTGAATAGGCTTTAGAGCCATATTTCCCTGTATAAGAGTCTTGTAAATGTACTCTAAAGTCAAGTAAAAATTAGGGAATTTAAAATAGTCTTGGACTATATTAAAACAGTCACTGTGAGGTCTTCTACTGCCAAAATCTATAAAATAAAGTGTTCCATTATCATGGTAGCTGAACCAGCATCCTGCTACATCATCATTTCTTAAAGGAGATACCACATAGTCAAACTCTTTAGGCTCAAACTTGAACACTAATTCAAATATTTGCTCTTGAGTTACTAAAGATAAGATACTTTCCTTACTAATAAAACCTCTTCTATCTAAGTTATCTGAATTGTATTGATATAAGCTCATAACAGAAGAGGATTAAATTTAAACTATTACCAAGTACCTGATGGTACACCTGCTGTAGCTCCCATAGGAGATGCTGTTGCAGCTTGACCCATTACTTGTTGAGTACCTTTGTTACCTGACATGAAGTTGGCATCTCTTTCAAAAGGATGTTTCTGGCCATTAGAGTTAACGTAAACTAGTTTACCATCTTCTAAATTACCCATTGCATCTTTTTTCTCAATCCATACTCCAGGTTGTGCAGGTACAATAAAGTAACCACCTTTCATGTTCTTTGGCAAAGTAGGATAGGTCTTGTCTTGCAAAGTACCATCTTGCTTTTTACCAAAGTTCCATTGATACTCAAGAAACAAGTCAAGAGGTCTCTTGTCATACCCAATAGGTAATAAAGCACAAACTCTTGCTGCATAGTCAGCAAAGCTAACTGGAGCTGTTGCAAATGATGCTCTCAATGCATCTTCTGTAACACCTACTGATTTCAAGTAGTGAGTTACTGTAGCATTTTGTTGAACAATCAAAGCATTGAATCCATTGATGTACTCAGTAGAAGCTTTATCTGTGATCTCAGCATTGTTTTTATCAACAACTCTGTCTACAGGATTAAGCCACTCTTTGTAACTTCTGTCTCCAATTTTTACTTCAATTTCAATAGCCTCTCTTGCAGGTTGACCTTCTTTGGCAACATTAGCATTGTAAGCAAATTTAGCCAAAACAGCTACTCCAAAGTTTCCACCAAATTTGGCTCCACCTTTAGTTTTTAATGATTCATCTGAATCTGATACAAATCCGTATCCTTGTAATTGTGACATATCTAGTCTTTTTAGTAATTAAACAATTTTTTATCTCCAGGTTTCTTCTACTGCTTCAGTAGCTACAGGAGTATTTTCCTCTAAGGCTTGAGTTCCCATTTCTTCTTGGTTCTCAAAAGCTTGAGTAAGTTCTGGACCAGGAACATGAGCAACTTCAGCTACAGCTACATCATCAGTATCATCTTCAAGCTCAATACCTGTGAACTGTTTCTTAGCCTTTCTGTTCTTCAATTTAGGGTGACCCCAAACCATCTTGTTCATATCAGACTGAGTTCTGCCATAGTATTCAGCAATTTCTTTTCTGCTTTTACCTTGAGCTAATAAACCTAAGACATCACTTACTGTGATTCTTAAAACCGGTGCTGCTTCTGTTGCAGTACCATTCTCTACTTGTGCACTTTCTTGTGACATAATGTATGAATTTAAAATTAAAAATGATTAATAACCTTTGCTTTGTTCTTTCCACTCTTTAGCAGCTTCCTCTTTCTCAGGATCTACTTCAATAGTGTCTTTTGAATTACTTTTTGCTAATGCCAAAGCAACAATAGCAACTATGGCTCCTCCAAAGAAGCCAGAGATTACTAGGATGAAATTATCCATAGTATTCAGCAATTTTACTAACAACATAACCTAAATCATTAGGAATAAATTGTTTGTCAAACATACCTACTGGAGATTTGGCTGATGAATATTGCTCATTCTCATTGGTCAAGAACTCTTTTACAGCTTTCTTTTCAGTAGCATCATATCTACTAATACCAATAAGAGTAACATCCACTTTGCCTTCTACAGTTAAGTACTCATCTACCATCTTACCTGTAGCTTTGTACTTCATATAGATTCTACCATCAGGTCCTGGAGTACTATCTCCATGAGCCAAAATGATAACATTTTTACCTGCTGCATCTAATTTCTCTATGGCATCAAAGATTTTACCCATAAAGTAACCAATTTGCTTAGGTGCATCCCAACCTTTTGCTAATGCATTAGCCATATACCAATTCTGCATTACATAGTTTGAATCATCCCACACAATGTTCTTGTATGGACTGTTCACTAAGTTTAAGAATATAGATTCTATATCTTTTGCATTATCAGTAATGACTCTTCTACCTGTTTTTAAGTCAGGCATAACAGTGATTGGGTATGCTGCTCCACTTCCTCTGAAAGGAAGAGGTTTTGAAGTAACTGATATTAAATAAGTTTCTTCAGGAACTAGTCCTACAATACCTAATTCAGGTATTTGTCCAATACTTGTGGACTTTCCAAACCCACTAGGGGCCAAAACCAAAATCTTTGGCATACTCTTTTCTTTTAAATAATTAAAGACTCAAATTTCTTTACATCACCATACATGTTGACCCTAAAGTGCTGAGGACAAATGCAATGCCTAGACTCAACTAAATGTATAGTTCTCATAAAAGGATACAAAAGAGATTTATCAGGTCTCCTAATAGGAGTTCCAAAGTGTTTGGTAAGATTGAACTTATCATCATTTGGGTTAAACATAGTAAAGATATAGTTACTATCCTCACTTAAATTACCTGTCTCTTTAATATCATCAGACTGTGGAAACAGCCTGTCTTCATCATACTGCCTTCTTCCCATATCACTCAGTGCCCTATTAAGGTGGATAATGTGCACAAAAGTGAAATTGCAAGTGTTTCTAAACTCTACTGCATATTCTGAGAACTTATCTACAGTTTCTTTCATCTTGAAACCTCTTTCTGGCAATAGCTTTCTCAAGTGGTCAGTTATGATAATAACATACTTAGCAGGGTTCTTTGGTTTATAGCCTATCATCCTAGTGTAGGTTACTCCATCCTTCTCTGTACTCTTATACATAAACTCACCATTTTCCTTAGCATAAGCTAAAAGATAGTTTCTAACTCCAGTGGGATTGTCCTTGATTTCCAAGAACTTTATAATCCCTTTAGAAACTTTTTCTCCCCTGTCATTATACTCTCCAAAGAGAGGTATTATCCTAGTTTTATAGACTGTCTTGATTTTCTCAATAATGTCTGGTGGAACTCTGATAATCTCTTTGATAGCATCAGGAGTTGCAGTATCAAACTCTAACTCGCCTCTTAAAAAGGCAGAGGATAAAGATACAACATTTTTCTCTTTATACAATTTTCCAGGTGGCAAATTTACAAGATAAATGCCAAAATCTGTGTGCAGAAAGTGGGCAACAAAATCAAATTCTTTGCTTACTCTGTCAATCTCATAAGAGTTGTAGATAAACTCAACATCAATCAACTGACTATTTAACCTCTCATACTCAGAATTAAGAGTAGTCCTTGTTTCAGGGTCAGTTGTTGCTTGAAGTCTAGTGGCAAGTGCCTCCATAGAAGCACTAATTTTGGCATTATGGTCCAATACATAAATGGCAGGCTCTATACAAAAGCCTACATCTACTAAAGTTGACTTCCCTCCCTTTGGGGCAGCTCCAACAGTGTAAATTCTTCCTCTTTGGATTCCATTAATTGCCTGTGAGATAGTCTTCAAACCTTCCCCCATAGGAAGGCCTTTGTTACTACCTTTTTGACCTGCTTCAAAGGCTGCTTTAAAATTCATTATTGCATCTTTGAAGTTATGTCAACACTATCATTGGCAGAAGTATCAGAGATTGCTTCTCTGTACTTTTCAATCCAACCTAATAATGCTGAAGTTCTGTCTCTGCCCACACCCTTACTAATAAAGTAATGTGAACTGATTAAATAATCTGGACTAGTCAAAGTCTTGAAGTACATTTTAGTAGCTTCAATAACTTCTTCTTTCCTTACATCAGGATTGTCAGCAAAGAATGCTTTCATTCTTGTAATTGCATCTCTTCCTACTGCAACTCTTTTAGTGTTTATTCTCTTGAACTCTAGGTTCCATTCCAATACCCATTTCCACTTGTCTACAGCATCTCCATCAGTAAACAAAGGAATATGCCATATAACTTCCCTGTTTGAGTCAATGCCCAAAATGTTAGTTACATTCATTCTTTGTACTAAGAGTGGTGGTGTATAAGAAGGTCTGCAATTAAAGAAAATAGACAACAGATAAGCCATACCATCAGCTACAGGAATATTATACTCTTGTAAGACTGTTGCTATTTGTGGATTTATTTTCATCTTTTTCAATTTTTTTAGTTACAAATTCAACTATTTCTTTTACTTCTTCCAAAGTAAATGACTTGTTAAAAGTATTGATAACCATGTGCTGTTGTATTGTACAAACAGCACTTGGATTACTTAACTTTTTAACTGTGTCTATATCAACAGGCCTAATTTTGCCTTTACCTAAATATTGATAGTAGCTCAGCATGACTATATTACTTCAAAATAATGCCATATTAAAGCTCCCTCAAGTTCTTGTACAGTTCCAATGTACTTACACTCTTTTGTATCATCAAAAGCATGACCTGTGCCTACTTTTAAGATTTTTCTAGTTTGAGTAGGAGCTTGTCCTGCATATTGTAACACCCAAAAACAAATGTTTTCTCCTTGTTTTTGAACAGTTAAAATCTTTGCTCCTTGAGGTAACATTAAGAGAGTAGTGTCTCCAATGTTGGCTAAGTATTTATAAACTACTTGCATTGGCAATTCTTTTTTTAAAGTTATCAAATCTTATATAGTTCACTTTAGATTGATTCAAATTCTCAATAGCATTCTCAAGCCATTTCTCATCTTGAGTGCTTTCAGAAACTATGATATACAAATGAGCTTCATGACCAGGTCTAAACCTAATTAATCTACCTATTCTTTGAACCAAATCTTTCTCTTTAGAGTTAAGCTGACCAATGATGCCTGAATCAACACCAGGAAAGTTATGACCTTCATTTACTGCCTTTACACAAGATAATCTATTGATTCTTTCTGCTTTAAAAGCATCATAAGATTCACTACTTGATTTAGAATGGTAGAATGTTGGACATACATCTTCAGCTTGTTCTATGTTACCACAAAAGATAATAGTTCTATCATCTTCAGGAATAACATTATGCAGTAGATACTTTATTACTGCAGTTTTAGAAGGAATCTTGTAGATAAATTGCATTCTACCTAGAATAGCAAACTTCATCTTAGCTTTACCTTGAGCAGTTTGATCACCAAAACATTGCTGAACTCTTTTGTTCCAATAAGCATAACAAGATGCTTCAGTTGTCATAAAAGGTTTAGCTTTAGTTCCTCCCGGAATATTCTTTGTAACATTATCCAAAGGCACTGTAATAACAGTGATTTTGTAAGGTGCTACAAATCCTAATCTTACAGCTTGATCTAAAGTAAGTTCATAAACAAGTCTAAGACCTAAGTCAGATAAGATTTGCTTCTTAACCATATCAGTAGGAGGAGTTGCAGTAAGCAACACAATGTTCTCTACCTCATTGTTTAAGAAAAACTCTGAAGACAATTCTGTAATATTGTGACCTTCATCAAGAATAGCTAATGGAAAATCATACCCTTTGATTTTAGATGCAGAAGCATAACAAAGTCTTTGAGTGTGTTTCCAAATATTTTGAGCTTCCCACTTTGTAAACTCTTCATCCCAATTCTCATCTCTAAGCTTTTCAGTAGGTACTAAAAGAGCTGCATGATAATCATTCTTTGGATTAAAGTAGTATTTAGCTAGCTCAACTGCTACTCTGGATTTACCTGAACCTGTAGCCATAGCTACTATGCCTCCTCTGTTATTCACAACAGCTTGTATGGCTTCATTCTGGACCTTCTCTCTGACTTTATTGACAAATGCCTCTATTGCTAAAGGTTCTGTAATTTTAGCTCTTATAAGCTCTACTTTGTCAATGTAAGTTAAGATTGAATGTGGCTGGTTTTGAAAGAGATCCTGTAACTCTCTAAAATATTTCATCATGATAAAAACTCTTTATGGTATCCTATTGGTAGGATAATTGATAATACTCTTTGTTGAACCCCTTGAGCTTGCATATTTCTAATTGTAGCTCTAAAGAAAGGATTCTTTGGGTCCCTAATAATAGTAATAGGGAATAAGCAAAACTCTTGCAGTTCTTGTATAGCTTCTTCTTCTGTCACTCCTCCTGATAATATTGCTATTGGTTGAGATAAAAAGAAAGTAAAGAAGTCTGTGTAATTAATGTGCTTCTGCATAATTTTTTCCTATATCTATAGAAATACCAAGTGGAACATTAAGACATAATGTTTTGTTAGTAATCTCTATAGCTTTGTTAAGTTTATTTTTTATTTCTTGCTCTTGTTCTTTTAAGAAACTAAAACCTACCTCATCATGATACTGTAAACTTATTATAATGCCTTGTTTTCTCACATTTCTAATATGAGTATCAAAGCAATAAACTCCTGTACCTTGATTTAAAGTACTAAACCTATCTTTAGGTTGTCTTAAAGAATACCAAAAGCCACTTACTGGGTTATATAGCCACATCTGACCTCTGACCTCTTTAAAGACAGTGTCATTGGTAACTTGTTTTACAGATTTATTTCTGTCCCAATAGATTTTATGTAGCAATGATGCTTCTTCTAAAGACATACCAGTAGTTAAAGCTATCTTTGGTGGGCCTGCTCCATAAATACCTGAGAAGTTAACCACTTTAGCCTTTGTTCTAATCTTCTTATATGAAGTTCCCTGTGTACCTCCTGTAGTTTCATACAATTTATGGTCAGCTACCTGTTCATTGGTAAGCATACCTGATAGCACTGCAATATCAAGATGAGGATCAAATCCTGGCACTCTCATTGCTTTTACATATTCAGGGTCATAAAAGTACATGTAGTGTTGTTTAGTAGTATCCTCCAATGAAGACATATCAGAACCACAGAATAAATGGTTTTCATCAGAAGCTATAATAGCTCCTCTGATTTCTTTACCATAAGGTTTATCCACACTAGGAAGATTAGCAACAGGCTTTTTATGTTTAAATCTAAGAGTATTAGTAAAACCTGCTATTTGAGCTTGCATTTTACCTTGTTCATTAGAGCACTCTAAGAAACCATTAAGAACTCCAATTCTGTGTTGAAGCATAAATAATCCTTTAAGATTCTCAAGAACCGGATATGTTTCAGCTAGCACTATAATATTAGGGCACAGCTTTTTATCCTTATCTTGAATCTGAGGAACAGCTCTTACAGAATCTCCTTCTTTCACATAGTTAAACACTGTAGGTTGCCATCCCAAACTAAACAACCAAGATTTAAGCTGGGTAGTTGAGGTAGGATTAGGTTCTTCAGTAGATTTAAGTATGTGAATTTCTCCTTCAAAGTCTGCTTCTAAATCATTATCAGATAAGAGCTCTAACCAGGTAATACCTGCTTTAGTCAATTCTCCTTTAACTGTAAACATCTTAGATGGTTTCTTTTTAGGTGACCATTTCTCCACTTTGGGCATTGCCACTGCAAGACTAGCTTTCCTTTCATCTACAAGAGTATGAAGCTTTTCTAGTGTTTCTTTACAGTATTCTCTATTAATAGTAAGTGGATTTGCTTCTTGCTCTGCAGCACAATCTAGTTTCCAAGTAAGGTAAGCCATTAATCTATGATAATCTTCATCTAGATAAATGTCTTTAAGATAAGCTACAAAGTTTCCAAATAAAACAGTATTAATAATAACATCTGTCTTACATCTATGGACATAGTCCTCAGTACTTTGATTGTTCCAATCTTCAATTACTGGTTTAGCTATACCTATCTCTTCTCCCCAAGATTCAAGACCATGCTCTTTTCTTTCAGGATACAAATACCAAGATAAAGCCAATGTATCAATCACACCACCTCTATAAGTATATCCTGTAAGCTTTTTGATAGCAGGAAAATCATATCTCTTGACATTATGACCTACAAGTAAAGTCTGTCCTTCAAGAAAATTAGCCAATTCCCAAGGATTAGTGATAATTATTTCTCCTATCATTTGGTTGTCTTCATAAACATGAGCAACAAGACAATGTAATCTGCTGAGGGTATCTAATAACCCATCAGTCTCAATGTCAAAAATGGTGTACTTCATCTTTTTTTACATTTAAAGATTAATAATGCAGTTAAGATGAGAATAATAAGAGGTTCTAAAATTACAAATAAGATGATGTTCAACTCTTCATAAGTGCATCCCAGCTTATTTGCATAAAACAAAATACAATCACAACACCAGTTAAAAAAGCCATTAGTTGTCTTTTGAGATACTAAGGCAGTGTATAGTTCTGAAGTAGTTTCAAATCTTTTCATAACTTAATAGTCTAATATTCCTGAATCTCTAATTGTCTGATATAATTCTTCTTTTTGTGCAGGAAACAAAACTGTTTCTTGTACAATGTTCTTTAGTATTTCCTTTCTTGCAGAAATATCTAATACATTAGTTCCTTGAAGAGCATTCTCAATTCTTGAGCATAACTCTGAAACTACTGTGGCTCCTTTTTTCATGTGCTCTTCTTCATCAGACTCTTTTGGTGTGATTAGTTTAGACACATATTCTTCTAAATGAGGTATCATAGTGTTTAAAGACTGTTTAGCCTTTTGTACTAATAGTCCATTAGCTTTCATTGTCTCAAATCTGTCAAGAAGAGCCACTGAAAGCGAAAGACTTTCTATTACAACGTCACTAAGCTCTTGAGAATCTAGTTTATTTGACATAGTCTATCTGATTGATAAACAAGTTATTATAGACTCTTCCATTCTTTTCAGAACCTATAAATACAAAACCAATCTCAATCTGATCTCCAGGTCTTAAACCTAGTTTTTCAATTCTTGCAATCACTGCATCTCTAACTTCAAAGAAAGCTTTTTGTTCATCTTCAGTTACAATAGTAACAACAGCTCTCTTTTTTGGGTCTCTACCTTCGATTATAATAGCTTCAGGGTTAGACATTTTCTCAAAATACCCTTGTAAAAAGGTTAAATTCTTTTTTGCACTCATGGCTTAAAAATTTGATTAATAAAAACAGTTTGATTTTTTTAAGGGGTAACAAAGATACTTAATATCTTTATCAACTCTTATGTAAAAAAAAGAAGAAAGTAAGGAATAAATCCCTACTTTCTCTTTTAGTTAATGATTACAAAGAATCTTGACCCACAGCAATAGATGCAGTAGCATTAGACAACTCTGATTTCATAATTGTTGTTGCATAAAAATCTGCAGGATCTGCAGTTCTTAAGTCTTGGTCAGCACAAGCTTCAGTCTTAAAGAAAGTAGCTTTGTACTGTGGTTTTCCATCTTTAAGGATTAATCGCCCTGCTTCAACATGCCCTTCTGGGTATCTTACAGCTTGTTTGTCAGCAATTATTTCCATTGATGTCAAACCTGCTCCAATAGCATAGTTTTGACTATCAGAGATGATTGGTCTGTTTGCTAAAATCTTGTAGATAGTAGCAGTTGGTAATGAAGCCAATTTAGCAGCTACAGACTCAACTGTAGATCCTGTTGGAACATCAACCCAAACAACTCTCTTCTCATCAGAAGAATAAGCATTTTCAGTAAATCCAAAATCAGCAGTACTGAATGGATTATCTTGAAGATTGTGACTTACAGACTTTGATGGGTAGTAACTCTTAGTAGTTACAGTCTGTTTGATTTCTGCAGTAAGAGTTCCCTCTTTTTGCCATTGAGTAGCATGTACTCTTGAAATTTCTAAACCTGCTTTAGAGATTTCTTTTCTAACTCCTTGGTTTTCTGTGCTTGAAACTTGTGTATTCATATTGTGTTTTAATGTTCTACATACTTTATAGGAAGGCAATAACCTATTCCATATATAGAGATTTGTTTTAGATAAGTTTTGCCTTTTTACTTTAAAAGTCAGAGAGGTTTTATTAAAGATCAGGCAATGCCAACACTTTCTATTACTCTGACCCAAACTCCTGTACTGCAACACGTCTATGACCAGATTACTTACAATATTCAGAGCTAATAAAAGCACATATTGTTTGAATACAATGGGATGAGGAACTTCTGC